AAGAATATGAACGACTATGATACTCCCTTATGGGAAGATAAGTATGTCGTGGCGTGAAATCCGCAATTACCTTTTGTTTATTTTTAAGCGTCTATAATGGGCGTTTTAAATGTGCAAAGGTGTAATAAATTATACGATGATGTAAAGAATGGATTATCTAGACCGCAAAAAAAATCCAAAAAACGTGGTGGTAGAAAAACCATAAAACGCAAAAGAACTATTAAAAAACGCGCTAGGAAGAGTAAAAGACGTATTAGTAGTCACTATTAGTCACTATTTGTATCTGATATAGAAGATTCACTAGATTCTTCTGTATTTGTATGTCTTACAAATTCGTTTGTAACTTCATATTCACTATCGCTTTCAATAAAATTATTCTTTACATCCAGTGTGTCCACATTTTTAATTTCATATGAATTTTCATATATATGAATATAATGCGTATCCAAATTAACATTATTCATATTGACAGAACCATCAATAAATCGTATTTCACAACCATCCAAATGATTGATATTCATTTTTTCACATGAATAATAATTATTGACAAAATACAATAAAAATTGTTTGTCAATTCTATTTCCATCCATCAAAAAATTATAATCTACAGTTGAAAAATGTAAATCCAAAAGCGTTTCATCTCCCTTATTTAAATAAGGAATAAATAACTGAACTACTAAAAATTTAACATTTGATGAAATCATCTCAATACTATCTAATACCAAATCGACATTATCATTCAAATTAATAACATCTTCTTTTTGTATTATTTTTTTGTTTTTTGTAGATTCATTGGATAAAACAATAAAATCATACACTTCCGGATTAATCAAATTTTTGTTTAATGATACTGTCATATCGACAATAAATCCATTTTTTATATATTCAAATAAATATTTGTTCGCTTTGATTGATATAGTTTGTAGGTTAAAAAGTTTGTAAATAACATCTTTTACTCTTTCTTCATAATTCACGTTAATTTTTAAATATTCTTTCGTGAATAACAATTGTTTGTTACAAATATTGTAAAATTTCGTGGATAAGATTTGTATTTTACTATATAAAACAATAATATCATAACTACATGTAAATACTAAATTATTAAATTTGTCATTAATAGAGTTATCATTCATTGTTTCATAAACACGAATTGTTAAATACGATAATAAGAAATAAAAAATAGAATTCGGTAGATATTGAAAACAGAATTTTAAACAATTTAATGTTGCTAGTAACAAAAAAAATGAACCACTGTATAAACCTACCATTTTAAAATTTTCTGTATTTACATTATTTGAAAGAGTATTCATAATATTTTTGTAGTCGGTCATTTGATACCACTGTATAAATATACTAGTCAATATATTTATATTGGTTTATATATATATTTTTACGTGAAATAACATAGACATATATAGTGATAATAATATAAAATTGAACTTTTTATATTATTAAATTTCATAATATCAAATTACATAACACTTATAACAATCATAAAAATCATAACAATAACAATAACAATAAATGAATATAAACAATCTTTCACCCGAACAAAAATATGCGTTATATAAATTTAACCGGGGTGAAAATCTTTTTATAACTGGACCCGGGGGGACAGGAAAAACATTTTTGATACGGCATTTAATAAATTCAGCAAAAGAGAACAAAAAAAACGTACAAGTATGTGCCTTAACCGGATGCGCATCCGTTTTGCTTAACTGTGGTGCCAGAACAATACATTCATGGAGTGGTATTAAATTAGCACGGGGTGATACAAGTAAGATAATAGAATCCGTTTTGCGTTCAAATAGAATATTGAAAAACTGGCGATCAACAAAAATTCTAATAGTGGATGAAGTAAGTATGATGTCTAAAAAAATATTTAATATATTGAATGAAATAGGGAAACGTGTAAATCATTCACCATTACCATTTGGCGGAATGCAGGTAATTTTTACAGGTGATTTCTTTCAGCTACCACCAGTAGGCAATAATATGAACGATCCAGGGAGTGAAGACTTTTGTTTTGAATCAGATGAATGGTATAAAGTATTTGCTTTGGAAAATCATATCGAATTAACTACTATTTTTAGACAGCAGGATAAAGAATACATTGAAATATTGAACGAAATACGTAAAGGTGAACTTTCGGAAAAAAATGATGAAACGCTTAAAAAATATGTAGGTCGTGAATATGTCAAAACGGATAATAATACCCTATATACACCAACTAAATTATTTCCAACACGTGTAAAAACGGATTATATAAATAATATGATGTTTAATAAGTTGGATGAAGATGAATATCATTTGGAATTAGGTATTAAAACAGATTGTACTGTTTTGTTAGATTGTGGAAAAAATAATGAAAGAACATTTACATATGAACAAATAATAAAATGTCAACGAATGACACAACAGGAGAAAGAATATGAAATAGAAAACCTGAAAAATAATACTCCATGTGAAAATATATTGAAATTAAAAAAAGGATCTAATGTATTGTGTTGTGCAAATATTGATGTGGATAGTGGAATATGTAACGGATCACAGGGTATTGTAACACGTATTGAAGATAGAGGTGAATCAATAATAATAGAAGTTAGATTTATGAATGGTGTTACACGGGTAATTGAACCACATTGGTGGCAATCGGAAGAATATCCGTGTATAGCGATAAAACAATACCCGCTTTTGTTGTCGTGGGCAATGACGATACATAAAATACAGGGTACTACATTAGATATGGCGGAAATTGATATAGGGAATTCTATATTTGAATACGGACAAACTTATGTGGCACTCTCGAGAATCAAATCGTTGAATGGATTGTATTTATCTGATTTTAACTCGAATAAAATTAAAGCGAATCCAAAAGTAATCAATTTTTACAATAAAATTCCAAAAATTGATTCGTATGATACGAAAAAAATGGAGAATATATTTTCACAATTTGAATATAAAGATTTGGAATTGGAGTTGGAAGAGGATTATTATATCGAATAATAAGGAAAAATACCTAGATACTAATTCATTGGATAAGGATAAAATTTTGATATATTCATATAATTATATTCATGTAATTGTTGTTGTTGTGGTTGTGGTTGTGGTTGTGGTGGTGGTGGTGGCATTGGCGGTTGTTGTTGTGGTGGTGGTGGTGGCATTGGTTTATTATTTTTAGCAGGTTGATATGTATTCGCTGGTGGATATCCCATAGCAGGAGGATTAATTGATGGTTGGGGATTATATGGTGTTTCTTGTGAATAAACATTAGGTATAATTGTCATTGCTGGAGCAGTAAATTCAGCAGTTTTACTATCGTCTGTCTCACTATGTTCCTCTTTACCAGTTGCTTTACTTAAACCAAAAATATATAAAATTAAACTTACTATAAAAGTCATCATAATAAATGGAATAAAAACGATAATCCATGATATAATTGCTAAATCACGTTGACATAAAATATTTAATAAAATAGTCATTATTATCATGATACAAAATTTAATCACTGCGGTATTTATTAAACCAGTGTACAAGTCCATAATTATTTGTACTATTGAAAATACAACATATATAATAGCAGGTGTACACAATCTTTCCATTTTTATATTTTATGTTTTCTCTATATGTTCTCTATTATTTGTATATAATATATAAATAATATAAATATTTTTAGTTTTTTGTTAGTTTTACAAAATATTATGTAAAACATGCTTTTCCATTTTTGAAACTACCGACCACATCGCTCGGATCACCATCACTGTCTATTTTGTAAATCTCACCATTTTCTTTATCGTTTGTAAAATATAAAACTCCTTTTATTTCAATTTCAAATACTTCCTCTTCAGTTTCTTCAACCTCTTCAGTTTCTTCGACTTCCTCTTCAACCTCTTCAGTTTCTTCAACCTCTTCAGTTTCTTCGACTTCCTCTTCAACCTCTTCAGTTTCTTCAACCTCTTCAGTTTCTTCGACTTCATCTTCAACCTCTTCAGTTTCTTCAACTTCCTCTTCAACCTCTTCAGTTTCTTCAACTACCTCTTCAACCTCTTCAACCTCTTCAACTTCCTCTTCGACCTCTTCCGCCTCTTCCGACTCTTCTGATTCTACATCATTGCTTAAAATTTTAGTATATAATGGTTGGTCAATTACCGATGATTCTTTGTTAGTTTCTTCTATTTTTAATGAAATATGTTCCTCCGTTTTATTATCTAAATCGATTTCTTTTAATTTAATAATTTCATCTTTTAATCGTATAACTACATTATTTAACGCATCAAATTCCCTATTTTTATTTTTTATTAATTGTTGATATTCCAATAATTCTAGTTTCAATTTTTCATTTTCTAATTTTAATTTTTCTGTATAATTTTTAAATACTGGTAATTCTATTAAACTATTGAACATATCATCATAATCATTCATTTTTTTAGATATATTATTAATTATTTTTTTCAACCCAGTATTCAAATTATCATTAATTTCATCCAATAATTCCTTAACATCTTCCTGTAGTTTGTTACTATTTCTATCTGTAGATATATCGAAGCAATTAACCATTTTACTATACTTAATATAATAAATAAAATTCGTTTTAATACATTTTATAAAATAATAAATTAGATATATAATGGATTCAATAACAATTTCTCCTAAAAATAATTTAGACAATGAAAATAAATCTCACTCTTATGAAGAAGATATTGCAATTATTTTACGTCAAACTAATTATACAAGAATAACTGCAATAGAAAAACTAAGACAATACAATAACACTCTAGATGTTATAAAAGATTATATGGGAATCAAACCAACTGAAAAAAAAACACCAATGAAATCGATAAACCAAGAAATTTATAAACAAATTAGAACAAGATTAGATACATCCATGTCTGAATATAGAGAGAAATCACATGACTTAATTTGATCCAAAACCAAACGCATCATTTAAAATGGATGTTTTTGTCGTGCTGTTGTTATTGTTGGTCGAACCGGAATTAGAATTTTTTTGATGCGATTTTTTACTAATTTGAAAATTGTTTGTAGATATAATTTTATTATTTATTATAAAATCTTCATTATCTACATGTAATTCTGGCATAATACGTGTTAGTGGTTTATCAACAATTAAAAATAAGCGATCGTTACGTATCAATGCTCTATACTCATTAATAGATAAATTCCCATAATATTTTTCTAACATGTAAAATGGTGAAGGGGATGGTTTGATATTTTTCGTATAATTATATACTTTTGTGTAAATATGATTCATTAAATGATAACGTTCAAATTTAGTGGAACTATCAATGCTCTCATTCATTAAATATGCTACACCGCATTCAGGCGTACAAAAACAACCATAAACATGATAGGATTCTTTTAGAAAATGTTTTGGAATATAAATAGGTGGATTATCAAAATCACATGTACACCAAAAACATGCGGATTTTTTATCTTGTACATTATTGAGATGTAGACTCATTTCAAGATCTTTCAATTTTCTATAAATTTCTTTTGTGTCACTACCATTATTACCATTATTATGAAGTGTTTGTGTGTTTACAATATTTTCGTTATTTATTTCAATATTTGGATTATAATTAGAATTAATTACATGTACAATTTTATTGTTAGGTTTTTGTGATGAAAAAATATTTTGACTCTGAACATTTTCTCCAAATGAAGCTACATCTTCATTTATACCTTCATTGATGACTTCATACAATAAATTATTTTTCGATGGAAATTTATAAGAATCTATATTATCAAAATTATTTTCAATGTGGTTATCCAAATCTTTTAAAAAACATTTAAGATGTAATATGATATTTGGTTTCTCAATTTTGTTTGAATTATCAATTACTACATTGTGTATTATTTTACCTCCCTTTGGTTTTCTACCTCTCTTTTTAAGAGGTGGTTTTGTTTCTGTATTGGTGTTTTGATCTATTACTTCGTCATTTGAATTATCAGGATTAATTATAGATGCATCTATTGACGATGACGACGATGACGATGATGATGACGATGTCGATGCGGAGACAGCAGAGTTTATTTTATTTTGCTCTAATGTTTTTTTATTCAACGAATTTGGTTTTCTTCCTCTTTTTGACTTTTGGACCACAATTGGATTTTCATTTGATATTTCAGAAATATCTGTAGTATTTGAAATACTAGTGTTATTCATTTAATTTAAATTATAATATAAATTATAATTTAAGCTGTTTTAATATATATTTTTTCGGTTGGCTCAATTTCTGAATAATTCAATATAAAAAAACACAAACTTTGCGTTAACAATGATACAACCCAATAAATATCCTATATTATCACATCATAGTTCGTAACATTTTCTACAAACAGGTATATAATTATCAGAACCTATCAAAAATTGCTCTTTTTCATCGGAAATACGTTTTGAAAATATACCCGGTGTGCCATTTTTACAAATACCACACAACGAATTTAATTTGACTACTTTATCACACATTGGTATTAAATCCAATATTGTACCAAATTTTAATCTCTGAAAATCTCCGTCTAGACCGGAAATATATACCTGCTTCTTTTCTCTCAACATATCCAATACACATGGATACAAATCTTCAAAAAACTGTCCTTCATTTATCAAAATTACATTTGCATTCCTAACAAATATATGATTTTCGGATAGAGTATTATAATTTTCTTCCAAAGAATCATAATTCCATAAATCTTGTAACGATTTTGTTAGTATACAGGGAACCATTATTTTGTCGTGTGTAGATAATACATTATTATTGTTAGTGTATCGATCATCAGAAGAATGATTAATTACTGCAATAGGTATGTTGCATAGTTTACATTTTTTATAGACATCCAATAAATACGATGTCTTTCCCGAAAACATCGGTCCAATAATTAATTCTAAATAAGCAGTTTCTAACATAGTTTTTTTATCCATTCTAAACATTTATTACTATATAATGACATTATGTTATTATTTCATTTTTTTTCTTTATTATATGGATAAATACAATTAGAATATGTAATAGAATATGTAATATTATTTACAACTTAAATAAACATTATTAGATAATAATAAATATGTCAGAAGTTAAGAATAACAATGATAATATCCATAATAAAAATTTCTGTCCATTTGTAGAAAAACATCGACCTAATAATTTCGACGATATCGTATTGGATCCTGTCAATAAAACCATCCTTAAAAACATTATAGAAACATCCAATTTTCCTAATTTGCTTTTTTATGGTCCACCTGGAACAGGTAAAACGACAACAATTATTAATTTGGTAAATTCTTATCAGAAAAAACTAAACAACGTTAACAAAGGATTGATGATACATTTGAATGCATCGGATGATAGAGGCATCGATATTATTAGAAATCAAATTAATATATTTGTAAATTCGAAACCGTTGTTTGATAATGGTATGAAATTTGTTATATTAGATGAGGTGGATTACATGACAAAAAATGCTCAACAAGCATTGCGAAATCTTCTACAAAGTTATAATAAAAATGTGCGATTTTGTTTGATATGCAATTATATAAGTCGAATAGATGAAGGATTACAAACCGAGTTTATTCGCCTGAGATTCAATCAGTTACCACAAAATGAAATTATACTGTTGTTGAAACAAATATGTGAAATAGAAAAAATGGATATAAGCGATGATAATTTAAACTATATTCAAAAATTGTATAATTCAGATATAAGAAGTATGATTAATTTCATTCAGGCAAATCAAAATTTATCCAATGTCAAAATTAATATTATCAATAACGATATTTACAAAGAACTTCTGGATATTATTGTTAATAACTCTGAATGTGATTATTTATCAAAATGTTTATCATATATTCACATTATAAGTGTAACATATAACACGGATAAAAAAAACATTATGAAGAATTTTCTTAATTATATAATTCGAAATAAGATCGACATAGTAAATAGTGCGTTCTTAAATTCGATGGAAAATATATTACATTATCCTGAATGTAAAAATAGCTATTATATTTCTTATATTTGTTGCAAAATACGCGGTATTTTATTGTAGAAATTCATATTTAATAGTAAAATTGATTTTCTTTATATAGTAACTAATATACTATATAAAAGAGACTTAAAGAACATATATAAAGAACATATATAAAGAACATATATAAACCGGTATTTTATCATTCATTCTAAATAAAAATTAACGCCGTTAAATTATTTCGCAGAATATGTATAATAATTTTAATCATCGCGGTGGTGGTGGTGGTAATATCAATATTGTAAAACAAACCCAATCAACTAGATTAATTGATGATGAATGGAATGATTTTATAACCTCTTCCAATAAAGAATATGAAAGCGATGATGATAACAATAACAATGATACAGTTATGAATGATATAGGTGATAACAACGATAATATAGCGAACAAAGTATCCGATATTTATATATCAACAAAAACGATTATAGCTTATTTGAATGTAGAAATCGATCTATATTCGATTTTTTGGAAAATACCGATTATTCCTTATTCACAGCCAAGTGACGGGGTCATAAAAAAACAAATGAAATTTAATTCATTAACTGAAGATGCGTTTAATACAATGAAAGAAAATCTACAACATGAAGATTATTATGAAGAATTGGTCATTACCAACATCAATAATCCGAATGGTCGTGTGAAATTCAAAGATATTCGAAAAATTAGCATTGGTATTTCCAAAAAAGATTTGATTTCTTACAGACGTAAAAAGAAGAGCGCTTTTTACAATTGTTTTGTATTAATATTGCGCATGTTTGTAAACAACATTTTTAAAGAATATCACGTTAAATTATTCAATACAGGAAAATTAGAAATACCTGGTATACAAACAGAACATGCTTTTAATTCAATCATAAATATGATCATTGATATATTACAACCTTACTATGATAAAAAAATAGAATATGATTGTAATAATACAGAGACTGTTTTGATCAATTCCAATTTCAATTGTGGGTTTTATATAAATCGCGAAGTTTTATTCGATGTTTTGAATTCAAAATACCATATTCAATCCATATATGATCCATGTTCTTATCCTGGAATACAATGCAAATTTTATTATAATCCAGATGTTGGAATACAAACAGGGAGTCAAATTTCAAAGGAAAACAAGGATTTATATAAAAACGTAAGTGAAGTATCTTTTATGATTTTTAGAACCGGCAGTGTATTAATTGTAGGAAAATGTGATGAAAAAATATTAATGATCATTTATGAATTTTTAAAAAATTTATTGATAAAAGAATGCAATATTATCAATCAAAAATTTCACTATGATATGAATTCTGTAATGGAAAAAAACAACGAAAAAATAAAAAAACGGAAAATTATGAAAAAAACAATTTTAGTCACTAATTTGTAAATCGTTCAAAAATATAAATAAAAATCAAATAATAATTTAAAGAGAATAAATAATTATATTTATAATTATATAAATAAAATGTCAGAGCAAAATAATTCTACTACCACTGTTGCCACCACAGGTGGTAAATCCGCATCCACACCAGCATCCAATTACTCATTACCATCCGATGTAACACTAAAACACGCTTCAAAATTAGCTATAGTAGAAGATAAACCTATTATGTTAGATTATTGGACTGCTAGTTTAGACAAAAAAGCACTTATAGGAGTAAGAGAAACTGGAGAAAAATTACTCGTAAAAAGTGAAGATGAATATACTAGTCCAATAGCTAAATTCTACAAAAGTAATACTGAATATATTATCATTACAGAAAATTCAATTTATTTAGTATCATCAGAAATTCCTACTAGAAAAATATCATAAATGATTGAGTATTATTTTTTCATTCATTCAATCAGAGAGATAAAATATTATATACAACTTATATAATATTTTCTATAAACTTTGAATATTTTATAAAGATAGAATATTCTATAAACATATTATATAAACATTACATAAAATGAGTTTCTGGTATTTCGATTATGGATTTTTATATAAAAATAAGGGTCCAGCTGGATGTAGAAAAAATCCTTCTTATGGATTAATTACTGGATTACCTGCGGATGTAAATACAAAGTATGTATCTGGTTCGGGTGTTGGTGCGACAAATCTCTCTGTTTATAGGGCAAAAAAAAGACACGCCACGGTTTGCACAAATACTCAAAAATGCGGAACATTTGTTATGAATTTAGGTCAGAACCCAACCAGATATCAAATGCAAATTGCAGACGAGTATCCAAATATTACTGTAGAACAGTTTTTATTGGCAAAACAAAAAGCCAGTAAGCCTGGTGCGTCAAAACAAACAATCGATGAATACAATGCATTTGCTACATTGTTGTTGAATAATTATAATTAGAATTTATAAATGTTATTTTTATGATATAATATGATATCATACAAATTATCAAAAATGGGGTTATTTTTTTGTCATTTTTAATTTGGCATTTTTCACTCTGGTCGATGTAAATAAAAAACGTAATAAATTTCACAAAAGTTTTTTTGTAATTTCAAAATTGGACATTTATTTTTGTCCATTTTCTGTTTTATAAAAAAACTTTTGAAAAATAAATAAAAAAACGCGTTCTTACGATGATGCTCATAATACCAAAAAAATAATTTTCAAAATGTTACGATAAATTTTTTTGGAAATATTTTTTTACAAATAAGATAAAATGTGCACTTTTTAATGTCAACATATTTATATTGACAATGTTGACATTTAGCGATATTGAAAACTCCAAAAATTTTGAGTGTAAAAATTGTAACTTTGTATGTAGCAAAAAATTTGAATGGTCTAGACACATAAATACCTTGAAACATACCAAAATGTTGACAAATGTTGACAAAAAAGTGCAAAATGTTGACATAAAAAGTGCAAAAAGTGCAAAAAAGTGCCAATGCAGTTGTGGTAAGGTTTTTATGCATCGTCAAAGTTTGTCATTACATCGAAAAAAATATCATTGTGAAACATCTGATTATGATGAGTTCGATATCCAAACCGCGGATCTAAACGACAAAGAACTCATAACATATTTAATGAAAGAAAATAGTGAATTCAAAAGCATGTTGTTGGAGCAGAATAAAATGATGATGAATATAGTACAAAATAGTCATTCTTCTATATCGAATACGATCAATCAAACCAACCAAACAAACCAAACCAATCAAACAAATCAGACCAACAGTCATAATAAAACATTCAATTTGCAGTTTTTTCTCAATGAAACATGCAAAGATGCGATGAATATATCCGAATTTATTGATAATATTTCTCTCCAACTGTCTGATTTGGAGAATATGGGACAATATGGTTATATAGAAGGCATATCGAATATTATTATTAAAAACCTGAGAGCATTGGATGTTGAGAAACGTCCAGTTCATTGTAGCGATATAAAGAGAGAAATCATGTACGTAAAAGATCAGGATAAGTGGGAAAAAGAAGAATCAGATAAAAAGAAGATAAGACAGGTTATTAGTGCTATTGCCAACAAAAATCGGAATTTATTACCTGAGTATCAAAAGAAGTACCCGGACTGCACGAATCCCGCATCTAAGAAATCGGATGAATATAATCATCTTATTATGGAATCATTGGGTATTGGAAATGGAACAGAGAATACTCAGTCAAAAATTATCCGAAAAATAGCAAAGGAAGTGGTCATTGATAAGGATTAGTCTGTAAACCATGTTCTGTTTGGAATTCGCTTAACTGATGGATGATCTAGATAAGAATGAATTCGTATATTCTCTTTTGTGTATGAACTACCTGCATGTACTAGATCAGCACGAAAAATTAATACATCACCTTTATCCATAACGACTTTTTTATGAAGACCGTTGAATGTCCAAATATCCAAATATGTTTCTGGCATGAGTGAAACCAACACTAACAATGGTGGATTATTTTTATCTACAATAGTGTCAATATTATAATCAGTATGAGGTCTCTGTTGTTCACATCCAGCAAACGATTTCAAAATAACCCAGTTACTGAAATATAGAGAAGAGTCTGAAGGTAATAAATCATATATTTTTTGTTGTAGTTTTTTTATAAATTCAGATATAATTACATTGTTACAACGCAATGATGATTGGATTCTTTTTTTGTCGTTTTTTACACCATTAAATATAGGACCAGCACATTTGCTATTTATTTGTTTATTCAATAAAGATATTACATCATCATGTAAATCATCTTTATCGCATATGTTTTTGAAAATGTGGTAACCATTTTTACAAAGTTCTTGTTTGTATTGTTGTGTAATACTTCTCGTAATAGGTCTCATTGTATAATATAATATCAAACTCAATATATTTTTATATTTATTGTGTAAATTACAATTTACACAATAAAACTATAATCAGTTATTTATAGTCGTGGTATAATATTCGTATAATATCCCCATAACAACAATCCAACCACACATTTTGAAATACAATCTAATATATTCATTGCTATATTTTTGTACTCATCACCTAATAAATAAACCAATCCATAAAATGACCATACAACAATATAAATAACCAATAAATAATATTTTGAAAAACCCTTATCTATAACGGTATAATTTTTAAATATTATATAAAACATGATTGCAAATGGTATAAACCCACCTATACATGCTACAGATCTATTTAATACCTTTGTTTCACCTAAATAACCAACATATAACATTACATAATTTAAAAATATAATCAATAAAATAGTCGTTAGATGAATTATTTTTTTGGATTCTTTTGCTAGAACCAGAGATAAAGTTAACAACATCATAGGGGTTGTAATACTCCAATCTAAATAACGGATTTTTGTTATGGCGTCCCAATCGAAATTCACATTTCTCTTTTTGTAATCATCAATCATACCGACAAAAACAGAGTAAAAATATCCACCTACCAAAGAAATACATGTTTCTAAATTGAAAATGTGTCGAACTAATGGATTTTGAGTACGTATAGCTTCAATAAATGTAACCAATGATGTAGTCAATAATAATATATATGTTATTGTAAATGATGTTTTAACACCGTCTAATTTTCCGTCTTTTGTAACATCCGTATTTTTGCTGTTTTGTGTGTTTTGGGTGTTTTGGGTTTGTGTAATAATATTATCATTAACGGATTGTTTATTTTCTTCAGTTGATTCTTTCATAATAATTTGTTTATTGTTACCATAATTAATATTAGCGCTATTACCGCTATTACCGCTATTACTAGTATCTAAATATAATGACATAATTTATATTATATATATTATATAAATACAATATTTTTTATAACAAATTACAAAATATCTCGTAATGAATTAATTTTATCAATTGATAAACTAGTAGGAAAATCAATAATAAAATGAATTACCAAATTACCCCTCTTCCCGTTTCTCTCTAGACCCATACCAGGAATAGTTTTTTTATAGTTGGGTGTGATTATATTTCCTTGTGTATTGTTGATCGTGTAATTCTTATCATTGATATATTTTATTTCAAAACTAAATCCGCACAATGCTTCTTTGAGTGAAATAGGTTTTTCTAACAATAAATCAACACCATATCTTTGAAATTGAGTATTATTTTCAACATTTACGTATATTTTAACATCTCCTTTACATTGATCATTTACAATATTACCTTTTCCTTCTAATAATATTATTTCACCAGAATCTATTCCTTTTTCAATGGTAACGTATATTGTTTCTTTTTCAAAAACTTTGTGCTCGTTTTCAGTAATCCATCTTTCAATATCTACAGGAATATTAGCACCAGTCAATACTTGGTTCATATTGATAGTAACATTTTTTGTGATAGGCGTTGGTTTTTGAAAACGATTTACATTAATCGGAACACCGTTTCTGAATACTTGAATATTTGGCATTCCTTGACCCATATTCATGTGCATACCGGGAAAACCCATTCCCATACCCATACCCATACCCATTGGACCACCAAAAAATTTATTGATAATTTCATCTATATTGTCAAATGATTCATGATGTGTTGCAAACCCAGGATGCATTCCTGGACCACCCATACTGTTCATCATGTTTGCAAAAGGATTTTTCCTCATCATATCATATTCTTTGCGTTTAGATGGATCACCTAAAACTTCGTATGCTTCGGTTATTTTATGAAATAACTCAATAGTTTCATTGCTCCCGTGATTCTTATCAGGATGATATTTGAGAGAAAGTTTTCTAAAAGCTTGTTTAATTTCGCTTTCACTAGCCGTATCTGATATTCCTAATGTTTCGTAATGATTTTCTTGTGGCATATTTGATATGACGTATCTAGAATCTTGAATATAATTAATATTTAAATATATAAATTTAAATGTTTTTTATGTTTAATATTATAACCAAACATAAAATACTGTATAAAACTACTAAATATATAAAACCAGTGATGGATAATAATTTATTTATAAATAAATTTCAACCAGTCTACTTAGATGATTTTGAGATGAATGAAACGATGAAAACAATGTTTCACGATCTAATAAAAATAGATAAATTAAATTTGTTGTTAATAGGTGGTATGGGATCAGGTAAGACATCTATATTAAATTCATTAATTAGAGAATATTATAAAGATTATGATTATAATCAATATAGTGAGAATGTATTGTATTTGAATAGCTTGAAGGAACAGGGAATTAATTATTATCGTACAGATGTAAAAATATTTTGTCAAACGTCGTCTATTATTAAGAATAAAAAGAAAATAGTCATATTTGATGATTTGGATTTAATCAATGAACATTGTCAACAAATTTTCAGAAATTCAATTGATAAGTATAGTCATAATGTACATTTTATAGCTTCTTGTAGTAATATGCAAAAGGTAATAGAAAGTATTCAATCTAGATTTATAATAATAAAAATAAAACAATTAGAACGCGAAAATCTAGTAAAAATAGTAGAAAAGATAAAAAAAGTAGAAAATATTCAAATTTCAGAAGAGGCAGAAGAATTTGTTTTGAATGTATCCAACAATACTGTGAAAGTTTTAATCAATTATATGGAAAAATTCAAACTTTATAATGAATATATAACATTGGATCTTGCTATGCGAATGTGTACAAATATAAGTTTTTACTCATTTGATGAATACATATTATTTTTAAAAAACGATCAAATGAGTAATGCTATTCAAGTGTTATATTCTATATACGATAAAGGATATTCTATTATGGATATTTTGGATAGTTTCTTTTTTTATATTAAAATAACCGGTTTATTGAATGAATATGAAAAATACATGATTATTCCATACATATGTAAATATATTACAATTTTTCATAACATTCACGAAGAAGAAATTGAATTAGCATTATTTACAAATAATATATCATGTACTTTCAATCCACCAAATAAAAAGCTTCATGGAATACCTTTAACATTCAGCAACGAATGATGTTATTGATGTTATCAATGCAATTTCTTATATGTATAATAACTATAATTATGATTAAACATATAACTGTTTTAATCATTTTATATTAACGATAAAATAATTTATATTATCTTAAGATAATATAAGATAAATGTCATTACAAATATTTAAAGAAAGAATACCTCCTGATATATTGTTTGAGTTACTCAATGAAATATGCGTAAAAAATGAAAAATACTTTATTTTTAATAGTATTTCATATAAAAAAGGTATATTTACAGAAAAAATAAATAATTTTTTGAATACATGTAAAGAATATTATTTTATTTCAAAACAAAAATATCTAGATAGAAAAATGTCATATAATAATTTTATGACAGTGGTTAGGCAAATATGTAATTTAAATAATATAGTTTATACATCAAAAATTAAATACAATAAATCACTTTATGAGATAGAATATTATATTTATTACAATTGATTTGCGTGATTGATTGATTGATTTGTTTGCGACGCGATAAAAATCGTTTAAAATGTAAAAAAATAGGTATCTAATAATATTATGGAAACATTAAAAAGAACAGAAACATTCCAAAAATATATTCTTAATGTTGCAGATGAAACTTTATTGGAAATAATAAAAATTTTAGACAATATAGAAATATCTTCGTCTGATGAACCAGAATTATATTGTATAAAAATGAAAGAATTATCACAATCAATACCAGAAAATATCAAATCAGAACTTAAAAAAATATTCACCAATCAAATACCAGTATTACTTTTTAAATTCAACAACTATATAGTCAATGAATACCAAAATATTTCAGATACACCAGCGAATAACAAATGCAAAGTTGGAGAGAAAACATTTTTAGCAAAAGTACAATCACTGTTAATGAGTTTTATATCCAATTTAGTATCGTATGAAGGAGAAGGATATGGTAGAATATTTCAAGATATTGTTCCTGATATATTGATGGCGAATCACCAATCCAGTGTTGGCAGTAATAAAGAATTAGAGATTCATACAGAACAAGCATTTTCTAAATTAAAGCCCGATTTTTTGAGTTTATCATGTATTCGTGGTGACGAATCCGCTTTAACATATATATTACCACTCGAGACAATTTTGCTTACTTTAGATGAAGAAGACAAAAGAATACTTCAACAATCAATTTGGAAAATAGGAGTAGATTATTCCTTCAAACAAAATGGTAATATATTTATCGACGGGAATGAAAGAGGTCCTATTCCCATTATAAGTGGATCAGATGAAGATCCAATATTAGTTTTTGATCAAGATTTAATGATAGGAATTAGTGAAGAAGCCAATGAAATTATAAAAAAAATAACGAATATATATTATCAATATCGAATTCAACATTGTTTGCAACCAGGTGAAATAATGATTATAAATAATAATAAAGCTCTACATGGCAGATCAGGATTCAAACCGAATTATGACGGGAAAGATAGATTTTTGATTCGATGTTTTGGAATGCTAGACGAAAAGTATGAAAAAACGTGTTATGCACGTTCAACTAATACTACCATGTTTTCAGCTATTTATAGTTGATTATTACCTCAACATGGTATCACAAAATTATACATATATTTATTATATAATTATATGTATAACGAATAATTCAGTTTTATGATATGGATTTATGATACATATTTTTATTAGAGTTTATGAAGATATTTCAAAAATCCGGATAATTTTTACTTGGAATTAATTCTGTATTCAGTCCACCACCTAATGGAGGCATACCATAAATACCTGCACCATTTAATAAGGGTGAATGCCACCATCTTACTATTTCTTTTTGATGAGTACAATTATTAACACGACTGCATCCCTTTTCTTGAAAACCTTCAATTGTAAATTCTTTTTTGTATGGAGCATTTGCCAACAAAATATACTTTCCAATAATTGTATCTGATTTTAAAACCTGATCAGGAGATAAACGTGCGAACCATTCATAATTTGTTCGATTTAATATTTCGTAGGCTGGTATTAGAATACCGTATGCATTTGAATATAAATCAATGTATCCTTGAGACATTAAAATGTCAATGGTAATAGGATCATCGTTGATATCTTTCACACCAATTTCGATTGCCGGAATTAGATTAACCTCAGTTTTTTTTATTTTCATAGCACACCATTTATCAAATTTACCTAAAAATATGGATTCTGATGTAAAATCCGTTGAGATGGTTCTCTCCATAAACTCCAAAAGCTCTTTCACTGTATGATTGTCTCTCATCGCTCCCATAAAACTAATATCTGGATAATATGTGTAATCTACAGATGTAGCACTTCTATTAATTGTTTCACATACAAACATTTTGTTTCCAGTAATACCTCTTTCGTACAAACCGATCATATTTTTCATGCAAAGAAAAGAGGGCGGAACAACAATACCACCGTATAAATAAATTAATTTTGTCATTGCTAAATCGCGGAATTTGTTGGATATTGGATAAGAAACTGAACCCATATCTATATTCCAACCAGGGATTAATTTGGCGAAGGAATTATCATCGACTAAACAGACATGAAAACTATCTTTGCAATGTTGAATAATACTTTTAACGGTCAAATATAAATAAGGTTGATTTAAATCGTAACTACTACGAGAACCAAAACTGATCCAATTTCTAGAATTATATTGATATTCTATTGGAATCCATAATATAGGTTTTTTATTATCTTCTAAAATATTGTTGGAATTTTTATCGGATTTGGAGAGAAGATATTTTTGAATCATATTTGTATCATTTTCTAGATCAGTGTATTTTACTTTATCAATGTAACGTCTATATAAAAAATTGGCTAGGAGGAATATTGCAATTAATATGATTAAATTAACATAATTGAATTTGCTAGTTTTTAATTTCATTGAAATATTTATGAATTATTTATGGATTATTTATGGATTATATACTGGTTGTACTTTTGTTATATTATTAGAATATTATAATTTATTATAAATTTTCATTCAATTATGTTTCTTAGATAATGCGTTTTTATTGTACTTGCATTTTTTTATTGTTTACATTTTCTAATTTTTTATATTTAAAATATTACTCCAAAAAGCTTTGTTTTTTTCTTTTGATTGTTCTACTTGTTTGGCTAAATCATATGCTAATTTAGTTCCTTCTTTTTCTTCCATCTTCGATTTGTTGGTTAAGTATTCTCTCGCCTGAATTTCAGATAAGGGTGTAGTATCCTGTGTTTGTCTATATTGTTGAATTTCATTTATAGTATTGAATTTTTGTTTGTTTTTAAAATCATCATTTGTAACTGGAATAACAGTTTCAGTATGAGCTTGTCTTAAATCTTGATATGGCAATGTGCTAAATAAATCGGAAGAATAATATTTGGGTGCTTCACCTGATAATGCTGACGCACGAATAGTTGTATTTTGATAAAAATCGTGTATTGCGTTATCGTCATAGTTTATAAGCGTCCGCATTTCGGATTTCTTTTTTTCAATATGTTGCGTCATTTCAGATAAAGAAAGTTGTTGGTTTGGATCGAATTCATCCAACCCTTCTTCCGATTTCAGCCAATCACCATATCCTTTTGAATCAGATTCAGAGAGAAGTTTGTTGTTTTCAAACTGTTGATTGAACCATTTGTTGAATTGTTGAGGGGATTTCAGTTTTTTGTTTCTCTCGAAAAAGGTTTGGAGACCTTTCTTTTTAGAATCATCCGGGATTTCGGAGTCGTTGAATTCGACGTTTTCATATGCGACATCTTCGATATTTTGCGTTTGCGATTTTTGTTTGAATTCATAGATGGAATACAAAACTTTGTATGCTTTTGAGAAAAATAAGAAATATTTAGCGTCCAAACGGGATTTATCTGGATGCATTTTTAATACTAGTTTTTTTGCATTTTTCATATCAGCCTCGTCAAAATCAGAAGGTAATCGGAACAATTGTAAAATATCATCGAGAGAATAATTATCAATATTTAAATCTAAATTTTCATTCATAACTATATAAATAAAATATTTATTATTTATATAGATATTTTATTTGTTTGTTTTTTATTAGTTTATTTATTTATAATGGAAAATCCGCTAAGAATTAATAGAATCCCAGGAGATTATGATCCAGAATATTCTGAAAAAGACGAGGAAAGATATAATAAAAAAATCGCCGAGAAAAAAAAACAAGAAGCTGTTAAACAATTAAAAGATTCAATAATTAATAATAGGATTAATAATAGGGGAGGTAAATCCCGCAAATCCCGCAAATCCCGCAAATCCCGTAAATCCCGAAAATCCCGTAAATCCAGTAAATCCCGAAAATCTCGTAAATTCAAAAAATAAAAATAATTATTATTTATATAGATAATTTATTTATATAAATATGACTGATGCAAAAAAATTAGAAGAACAATTGGATAATATTTTAGAGATAAGTGATAATGAAGCAAAAAATAACGAAATGATTCAATTTTTAAAAAAAAATGAAAATGATATGAAAACACCAGTAAATAATAGTTTTTTAAAATTTCAAGGAAATACATTTATTCATTCTATGGCGCGTACTATTGATACTGATAAAGATACATATGATATTCCTAATACACCTTTAGATAATAAATGTTTTAAAAATATTGATAAAATAATTACATTTGCATCCTACACTAGAAAAGCACCATATAAAATTAAGCAGTTTTTACTTAGTAATGAATGTAATAAAACAGTTAAAGAAGAATTTAGAAGGTTATTTAAAGAAACATATGAAACTACAGAAAATGCCTCTGGCTACACACCTGAATTTTACGCATCTAATTGTGATAAAGATTTTGATAAATTTATGAAAGATGATAATAATGATATTTCTCTACATGCTGATGTTAAGATAAATCGTATTCAAGATGATAATGGTAATAATGATCATGAGAATGATGATGATGAGAATAATAATGAGAATAATAATGAGAATAATAATAATAATAATAATTCTCTCCATGCTGATGTTAAGATAAATCGTATTCAAGATGATAATTATCTTTATAATGATAATACGATATTCACCAAGTTTGCAGAATTGTATGATTATAGAGAAATTATTTCAATTAAAACAAAATTTTTAGTTGAGGTATCTTCAATTCCACGCACAAATAGAATAGGTTTATACCATATAACCAACTTAGACGATATTTATAAGATGTATATTAAAGAAGAAAAAGTAATTACTATAAAATGTGAATGTGTTACTAATTCAAAAGTACTAACATTAACATATAATAGTGAAACTGCCTTTCAATCATCTAATCCTATTAATCCTCGTAATCCAAATAGGATAGATTGTAAAGATGTTATTCAAATCGTTTGTAAGAAGGAAAACGGATATTTATTTAAAAGTGAAGATAATAATAAAGTAACGATGAAGATAGTAAATTTGAGTAAAGGTGGTAAAATAAAAAATATTTGTATTATAAAATCCCGCAAATCCCGCAAATCAAAAAAACACCGCAAAACAAAAAAATCCCGAAAATCCCGCAAAACCAAAAAACAACGACGCTCACACAGGAGGTAATTTCGCCAAATAATTACCACATCGTTTAAAAAATGCATCTAATGCAATAGGATCTATCCCAGTAATTGAGTCATCCGGAATAAATGTTTCATTTCCCTTAATATAGCACAACATTACAGGAATTCCATTGACCATTTTCTTACTCTTGAAGAAACCATAAAGGTCGAAACTTTCATCGACATCAACGTCAGCACAAATTACATTATCAGGAGAAGTGGCGAAAAACCCATCGACAACGTGTTTTATTTTTTTACATGGACCACACCAGGTAGCACCGAATTTAATAATAACGAGTCCAGGATTTACCTTTAGTAGGTTGAAAAAATCCTGGCGATTCTCAAACACAGAAATAATCTTTTTATTGGCCATTGGTGTTTTTGTATATTTGATATATATTTACTATAAAATATAAACCTATTTATTTTTATATTTTATTTTTGTTATATTGTTATTTCATTTATAACTATTTCTAATATTTTTTGGTATTGTGCTTTCTTCTACGAACTACTCGACGTTTTTTGGTACTTCTGGTTCTCTTACCTCCCTTCATTTTTTTCGATCTTTTGGATCGTCTAATAGTCATGCGTTTGTATTTTTTTGTCATGCGAGATCTTTTTATTTTACCGCCTTCTTCTATACGGTGTGGTGATGGTGATAACGGTTGTAAAGATGATGGTGATGATAAATATGATGAAAATGTTGATGATGATCCTTGCGATGACGGATTTTCTTCTTCTTCTTTTTTGAAAGATTTAGATCCTGATTTTTCAATTGGTAATATACTATTAAGAGCTCTATTTATTTGCTCCGTATATTCACGATTTAATTTGTTCAAAGAAGGAAATGTTGTTATTGTTATTAATGTTTTTTCCGAATCAACAGATATTATACTACTACCACTATTTCCACTTTTTATTGAAGAAGATGATCTAGTGGTATTTTTATTACGTATATAATTAATAGTACAAATAATTAAGGATAATAGTCCATTTATTTTATCAACAAATTGTTCAGCGCAAAAAGTAATAGTATCCATATTAGTATATAAATAAATTACTAAAGCGGGAGTAATAGCGTAATCAATAATATAATTAATAATAGAATTAATTAACTCGGGACTAGATGATAAAATTAATCTCAATAAACTGGTTACATTATTAAAGAATATATTTAAAATAGTAAAAATCCATCTTTCTTTATTAATTCCCATTTCTACTATTCCAGCAATGACTGTAACTGATAAACATTCACATACAAATATATAACTATTGAGAAGCTTATCTTTGAGTATATTTTTCTGATTATTGTTTAGTGCACCAAGAAAAACAAGGTAAGGAAGTAAAACATCTAAAACAAAATCTAAATTCCGAATGTAATAGCAATCCGTTGCGTTTTTAACAGGAGTTAATGCTAATTCTTTAATTTGATTAATAGATTCTCCAATAGTTGTAGGTATTGTATTATTAGGTGAATTAATAATTTCATTCATTAAAACATTCATTTTTTCGTGAAGTTTTTTTATATAAAGTTCATTTTCGTGTGCTCCTACATCCGAATTCATTTTTTTTGAATCAATATTTTTAATAATTATTGTAAAAAAGTTGTCTTTATACTCTCTTATTTTAGGTATATTAGGATTTGGATTAATTATTTTTTCTAAAAAATTTTTATCAATATGTAATGATAAAGGATTTAGATTCACGATATTAGATATATTTTCTTTTTTAATTGACATTTGACTGCCATCAATTGTTGATTTAACCATAATAGAACCATCCTCATTAATATTAGTAATTACATATATATCTGGAAGAACACTTCCATCAGTAGTATCTGGTTTTTTAATTCGTATTTGTGTACCTACTTCTAATTTTGTAGTGTCATTAAAATTTAAACTAGGTAATTCACATACTGAATCATTTAAATTTCTAAAATATTCATCTATATCTTCATCATCATCTGGTAATAATCCTTTATTATCATTCGTTTTAATAATATATTTTAAAGGATTAAAACTAGAAAACAATCCTTCATTTCCTTTATAAGTTACCATGTTTTCAATATTGCCCTCAGCCAAAATTTTCGCAGACTCATTTGCAGTATCCATTATTTCTGGTGGTATATTTGATATTGGATTAAATTCCATAGATGAATATGGATCTTCATTATTCTTTTTACTTAATTTAGGAGATGCATTTCCAGAATTTTCATCATTAACATTACTTCCCATCGCAATACTCGATCTTTTTGTTCTATTAACATCATTATCACCAATATTATCTTCCATTATATATACCTATTTATTTTCTTATATAAAATAACCAGATATAATATTTTTTATCTCTCCAATAAATATTCATTGATAATAGTTTCCAATTCACCAATAGGAATTTCTGGAAGGTGCACATGTGATTCCCAGAAATATTTACAAAATGCCCATATAAAATCAAAATCGGTACCATACCAATGACCCCTATCATATTGTTTTACTATTTTATCCAATAATTTTTTTGGTAATAAATTTAAACTCGGTTTTGGCAAAACATAACAAAGTTGTACTAAAGGAGTTACCGCGATACCCACCTCTCCTCCATCCACCAAAAATTCTCTTTCAAAATAAGGCACATGATGAATTAAATCTTCCAATAGTG